CAGAATTTTCTTCCCAACCATTACCATTCCATACCCATTGTTCTAGTGGACTTAGAGTGCCTATCAATGGATTTTCTGATGATACTCCTATTGGTGGAGATTCAGGTTTTGGTTCTATATCAGGAATCCCATCACCAATCATTAAAGTTCCATCTTCATGACGATGATAAGGTCCTATATATTGTTCATCAGGATTACTTTGAAAGTAAAAGTTATCGTTTACTGTTGCTTGTAAATTAACTTCTACGATAGGAGTTGATTCGTATACGAAATCAGAATTTAATTCCCAACCACCACCAGTCCATACCCATTGTTCTTCTGGACTTAAAGTACCAAGTAATGGATTTGTTGGTGACCATCCTTGTGGTGGATTTTGAGGTGCTGATTCAGTATGATAAGACATATTAAGTCCTTAATATAAATTCAAAGTCGTTATCGTAGATTATTTCCTGACCATCATCATGATTAACCTTTATCATAATTTTATATGCACGATTAGGTTCAAAGGCATTTAGGTCTTGTTTAAAATAATTAGAAGTCGTATCACAACTCATCGTTGTATAAGCACTAAATGGTACAACTGATTCGTTTGTTGCCATATCTATGATAGAGTAAGAACCTTTTCCATGTGGTATAAAACTACCACTTACGGTTTGAACTGATGTTGTAAATGATTTTTGTATATATCTTTTACGAGCACCAAATCTAAACTTAACGGTTTCGTTTTCTTTATAGGCTTCTCTAAAATGTATTGGGTATAGATAGTTTTCACTATTACCACTAATATCCAATTCAGTTAAACTGCCTGTATTTGAACCAGTTGCTGGTAGATGGTCATCCCATTTAAGTTCTATCTTTGGAGAGTAAATAGTGTTGGTTTGTCTTGAGAAAAATTTAATATCTTCAAAACTACCACTTGATGTTTCTCTACTACCAGATAATCTTATTAACAAACCATAGTTTGTGTTCACTCCACCAAACCATTTTTTAGCCATAGTGGTTATATCCATATTGATATCAGGCGACTCGGATGAAAATGTTTGTGTAACTTCGTCTCCAGCAATATAAGTTCCACCAGGCGTTGTCCAATCTAATTCAGAAGCACCATCTCTATTTTTTCTATACAACCAACTACAACCATCTGTTGTTTTTGGAACATCTGACTCTTTACCAACACCCTCGTCCCATTCTTGACTTAGAGGATAAGCAGCTACCGTATACTCTTCAGTCAACCCACTTGTACCTTCTGTTTCATAAAGTCTGAGGTTTAACTGATAATCACTTGGTAAAACAGATGAACTAATATAATTTTCTATTTCATCAGTATCAAACTGAAGAAGAACACGAGTTGGATGAGAAAATGTTCTATCGAAGAAAACTTTCTTTAACTCAAGAATCTCATCTTGTCCTACATTTTTATTCTTAAAATCTTCACCTGTAATTTGGTCTGAACCACTATTAATAAAAGTATCTTTGGTTGTAAAAAAATATTTATGCATTATATTACCTTTCCATATATGTCTTGGTTAGGGTTTCTTAATTCAAATACTGCTGGAGTAACAGATGGTCTTATTATTCCATCTTGTAAAGCATTTTCAAAGTTATATTGAAAACCATATCCAGATTCACCACCATCTACGTTATCACCATCACCTTGATATTGATAAAGTTTTCTACCACTAGCATAACTTGTATTTCCATCTTGAAATAATGTTAATTCTTTTACACCAATCACACCATCTAAACCTAAAATATTATATTGTAAATCATTTAAATTTATTGATTGTCTAAACTGCATTTTCTCTATTCTAAAAAAGTCCTTTATGACTTGAATTACATTTAACTTCACTTCAGTTGGATTTAATCTCCTATCATAGTTAATAATAAAACGAACTCCAAAGTTTATTACATAGCCAGAAAACAATGTGTTATTCAATGTAAAACCAAAACCTACTTGGTTGTTTATCATTCTGTATTGATTGAGGTATGTACCAATATTCTGTAAAACAAGTTGTGGTGTTTGAACTAATTGTTTGTTTTGATTGTAAGAAAGTGTGGAAACTAATAAAGCTCCACCCTCTACTCTTTCCACATAACATTTAGCAATACTACCAAACTTTTGTGGTAAAGATAATATTCTTGATTGATAATCTTCTTTGGTTACACAACGAAGTTGAGAAGCAAAGAAAGCAGAAGCATTGTTTCTTATCTCGTCTACAGTTTGTCCGTCTGTTCCACCAACACTTGGCTCATCATTTGTCACAGTTATAGAAACACCAGCTGGTGGGTTACCTACTGTTGTAAGTTCTCCAGCTTGAATATTAGATTCAGCTCCACCACCAACTCTGTAAGTAAAAGTTAGTGCAGTGTTAGATGGTGTTTCACCTAAGTTTGGATTATTACCAACTACAACTCCTATAGCACTTGGGACATCAGCAAGATTAGTTCCATTGATAGTTACACCAGCTTGTTCCACAGGATCTACATTTGAACCAGAGTTACTAAATCTAAATAACCCATTACCAAAACAAGCTTTGTATGTTCCAGTATCTTCATCAAATTTAGTTGTGAATTTTTTTGTAGAAGATATATACTCAGCAACATAAGGAACAGGTATTGTTGAAGTTTCAGTTGAAGCATCACCTTGGTCATAAGCATTTGTTCTAGTTGAATCATCACTATAATGTGTTTCTTTTAAAATTTTAGTTTGTGCTAAATAGTCTACTTCATACCATTTTTGTCCAGAACCATCTGTACAGTCCAATACCTCTATCACATCACTTTCACCTAAATCTAATTCTAAAAATTTTGTAGGAGTTGTAATATTAAAAGTTTTTGATTTAGTTTTACCTGATATAGCTCTTACATATCTAGTCAAAGTATATGAACTAGCTTCTCCATTACTATCAAGTGTTGGAGCACTTATAATAGGATCACCTGAACCACTTGATGTGAAATCAATTTCATCAGTTGTCTCAAAAACAATTTCAGAATCTATGTTTGAGGTAACTTGTAATCCACTATCTATAGGTGATGGTGCTTCTCCATAAAGTGGCTCACCAGTTGTACCATCAGCATTTATTGTTGTTTCTACTTTTAACCTAACAACTGATGGAGTTTTGTTTGGAGTTTTATATCCAAGAAACTCTGATAGTCTACGAATGTTTCTTTTCTCCGTAGCAGTAGTTAAAAGATTTTCTTTGTAATTATAATCAATATAATAAGAAAGTACATCACCAACATAACTTGATAATTCTATTAACATCATACCAGGAGATGTTTCGTTAAAATCTTTGTATGTATCAGGAAAATAAGATTTAGTATATTCAATCAAATCAGCTTTTATTGAACTAAAATCTTTACTTGTATAATTTACATTTGTCGGTTTTAATTTTTGTTTCTCTGTATACGCCATTAGTAAGCTCCATCAGTTTCTTGTGTTGTTGATTCTCCACCACCAACACCATCAAATGTAACTTGAACACTTTCTAAAGAATTAGGTGTCCTTCTTATATTAAATTCTATATTAATTTTTACTTGACTCAATTCGTTTCTATTTTCTATATCTATATTTCTTAACTCGACAAAAGGAAGCCACCTTTCAAATACATCTACAATATTATTTTCTATTTGTATTGTTAAGTCCTCGGTCATAGGTTCAAACAAAAGGTTTCTTAAATTCATTCCCAAGTTTGGTTGAAACATTCTTTCACCTTGATTAGTTTGTAAAAGAAGTTTAATATTGTTTTTTATAGCATCTATCGTTGTCTTTGTAGTTTTAAAATATCCATCGCCATTACCAACTCTACCAAAAGGAAAGTCAATTCCCACAGATACTCTTGTATCTTGGTCTTCTACAAATCTATCTTTTCTTCTGTCGAGTATTGGCATCTTAAACCTCTATAGCTCTTTTTAATTTAACTTCACTTGTCATAGACTCTGCACCACTTAATGGGTTATCAACAGCTTGACTATTTTCATCTACCTTTACTGTTACTTTAGCTGCTGTTCCTGGTCCTGTTGGAGTTATTACAGGAACATTCAGTTGAGTAGCATTCAACTTTGTAATAGTAAATGTTTGAGCCTGAATAAAATTTACAATAGCATTAGTTAAGTCTTGTGCTAAAGTATCTACCTTATCAATAGCTTTATCAGATAAACCAAAATT